ATAGACAAAAAACTCATCAATTATCACTTGAAAAGAAAAATCTTGAAAGTGAAAAAGAAAGTTTACGTCAGACTTATGATTCTCGAATTAAAGAACTTAATAATGCAATTCAATCTGCAGATTTACTCTTTAAAGAACAGTTAGGTGCTACGGATCTTAATAAATTATATGAAGAAGATCCTAGTCATGCAGCTAAGTTAGAGTTTAAAATTAGACAACAACAAACTCGCATTAATGATTTACGTAAAAAAGCTGATGAAGCTTTTCAAAGTGAATTTACTAACTATCTTAAAAAAGAAATAAAACTTGCAGAAGAACGCATACCTGAGTTTGCAGATCCAGTAAAATCTGTTGAGTTTAAATCTAATGCTAAAAAACTTTTAGCTGATTATGGATTTAAAGATAATGAAATATCTTCATTAACTGATCATAGATTTTTATTGGTACTTAAAGATGCTATGCAATATAAAAACTCTAAAGCACCTAAAGACCTTTCTCCAAAAAAGGTAGTTACTGCTCCAAAAGTTATTAAAGCTGGTGTTGCAAAAACAGATAGTTCAGTTCGTGATGTCATAAAACAAAAAATTGGGAAAGTAAGAAAGACTGGTCGCATGGAAGATGCTCAGTCTGCCATACTTCAAATGATAACACAAAAAAAATAAGGAAAAATAAATGGCACAACCATCAAATACTTTCGATACTTACGATGCAGTAGGTATTAGAGAGGACTTACAAGATGTGATTTATTCTATTTCTCCAACTGAAACTCCTTTCATGAGTTCAGCTGCTAGAGAACAAGTTAAATCAACAACACACGAATGGCAAACAGACGCACTTGCTGCAGCATCAACATCTAATGCTGTTATCGAGGGCGATGAAGCTACTCTTGATGCTTCTACAGCTACATCTAGACTTGCAAACAAAACGCAAATCATGGATAAAACTGTAGTAATTACAGGCACTCAAGAAGCAGTTGATAAAGCTGGTAGAGCAAGTGAATTGGCTTATCAAATTGCTAAAAAATCAAAAGAACTAAAACGAGACATCGAAGCTACTTTACTTGCTAATCAAGCTAAAGTAACTGGTGATGCTTCAACTGCAAGAAAATTTGCATCTCTTGGAGCATGGGTGTTTTCGAATGACTCATTAGGTTCTGGCGGTGCATCTCCAACTGGAGATGGTACTGATGCTAGAACTGATGGAACACAAAGAGCTTTCACAGAAGATCAACTGAAATCAGTTATCAAATCTGTTTGGAACGCAGGTGGAAGTCCATCAATCCTAATGGTTGGTCCTTTCAACAAACAAAAAGTATCTGGATTCACAGGTGGATCTACTAGATTTGATGCTTCAGAAGATAAAACATTATACGCAAGTATTGATGTTTACTCATCTGACTTCGGTGATCTAGAAGTTGTACCTAACAGATTCTCTAGAGATAGAGATGCGTGGGTTCTGGATATGGACTACTGGTCTGTAGGTTTCTTAAGAGACTTCACTATGCACGAGTTATCAAAAACTGGTGATAGCGAAAAAAGACAGCTTTTAGTTGAGCTTACTTTAATCTCTAGAAACGAAGGTGCTAGTGGACTTGTTGCAGACTTAACAACGTCATAGTATAAATAATCTGAGGGGGAGAGCAATCTCCCCTTCATAAACATTTGTTTGGTCTTTGAAGTCTTAAAGACGGAACGAAGCAAACATAGGAAAATAAAAATGAGAACATTAAACGACTACTTTTTAACTGCTAGATTAGATGATGTATCTGCTGCTAGTTCAGTTAATATCGCTGTACCTGATGATGGAAAAATTATTAAAATTATTTCTGTATTAGGTGGAGCAATTACAACAGCTAACTCAGCTGTAACAAGTGCTATAAATGGAACTGCTGTAACTGGCGGATCATTTACTGTAGCATTTTCTGGATCAGCTGCAGGAGACATTGATACTGCTGAACCAACAGCTGCTAATAGTGTTAAAGAAGGTGATTATATAACAATTACATCAGATGGTGGATCTTCTACAAGTCAACCAATTGATATAACAGTTATTATCAGAAGATAATTTTACATTAGGGGGTAGCAATACCCCCTTTTTTAATTTAAAAAGGAAATATATGGCAATTATGAATTATGGTCTTAGACCAGTAACAACATCTAAAGTAGCTATGAGTGGTACATCTGCTCAAAGTTCTGCAATAGGTGCAAACATACAATACGTAAGATTAGTAGCTGATGCTAACTGTCATTACAATATTGGTGTTAATCCTACAGCAACAACTAGCACAGTTTATTTACCTGCTAATGAAATAGAAATTATTAAAATTTCTGAAGGTGAAAAAGTAGCTGGAATTTGTGCATCTGGAAATTTATACGTTACATCATTAACTGAGTAATGTCCAAGTTAAGAGACGTTGAGTTTGATGGAGTAATCCGTTCAGATTATATTAAAGAATCTGATGGTAAACTTACTATTAAACAAACTCAAGATGTTGAACCTGTTCTTAAAAAGAATAAACAACTTATTACTTTAAATGATGGCTATTCTAAATCTAGAGATTTAAAAAGAGTAGCTAGTATTCCAAATATTTGTCTAACCATTTGGGCCAAAGAATATAATGGAACTAATAATTGGTTTGGAATACCAGATGTAGAACGTAAAAAGATTTTAAAAAAAAAATTAAACTCTAATGAGTATAGATATTTTAGAACTGCAGAAGGAAAAATATAATGGCAATTAGTACCTATACAGAATTAAAATCCACAATAGCTAACTGGCTTAATAGAGCTGACCTTACATCTGAAATATCTGATGACTTTATAAAATTAGTTGAAGCTGATCTTAATGCTAAATTAAGAATCAGACAAATGGAACATATTGATACTGTTACTATTAATAGCGAAACAGTTACAGTTCCAACAGGATTTATAGCAGTTAGATCATTTTATATTTTATCTGGTGGTACAAAATATCATTTAAATTACATTACACCTGCAAATTTATTTGCAATTAAAGGTGGTTCTACTACTGGTTTACCAAGAGTTTATACAATTGAATCTGATGATAGTGTAGAAAAATTTAGATTTGCTCCAAGTCCAGATACAACTTACACAGGATATTTACAATACTATAAAGCATTTACACCTCTATCATCTACTAATGCTTCTAATTATATTTTAGCTTCACATCCTGCAGTTTATTTATATGGAAGTTTATTTCATGCTGCCAATTTTATTGGTGGTATAGATCAAGCTCAAGTCCAAAACTGGATAGCTATGTATCAAACAGCATTAGAAAGATTAGAAAGCAACGATCAACAAGATTCATTTGGTGGATCTCCTGTTGTACAAAATACCGATGTAGGTACTGATCTTTCATTTTATAGAAGAAAGTAACTATGCAATTAGCATTTGGAGAATGGTTACCTGATCAACCTAAACATTTAAACAAAGGAGCTAATGTAGCTCATAATGTTTATTATGCTTTACAAAGTTACAAACCATTTAAAAGTTTAGTTAGTTATAGCTCTAATAATATTGGAGCTGATTCAAAAGGTGCAGGTTCATTTAGAGATGGATCTAATAATGTTTACAACTTTGTTGGTAATAGAACTAATCTTTATCAATTAGATGGTGGTACATTTACATCTCGTAAATCAAGTTTAACTGGAACTGCTACTGACTTTTGGACATTCACACAATTTGGAAATTACATTATAGCAAGTAATGGTGTTGATGCACCCCAATATTACTTAATGGGAACTTCAACTAACTTTGCAAATTTATCTGCAATTGCTACATCTGGAACTGTACCTACATTTAGAGTATCAGGAATTATAAGAAATTTTTTAGTTACTGGAAGCCAACCAACTAATGTTAATAGAGTACAATGGGCAGGTAATGATGATATTGCTACTTGGGAACTTGGTAAAAAACAAGCTGACTTTCAAGATATTCCAGGAGCTGGTGGAAAAATTGTAGCTATAACTTCAGGTGAGATAGGATATGTATTTAGACAAAATCAAATTGTTCGTATGGACTATATTGGCGGACAAACAGTATTCAGATTTTCCGTTATATCTGCTAATCGTGGTGCTGTATATGGACAGACTGTAACACAAACAGATAGACGAGTTTTCTTTTACGCAGACGATGGTTTCTTTGAAGTTAATGGTGATGCACTTAAAGCAATTGGTGCAGAAAAAGTAAATAGATTTTTTGATGCTGATTTAAATAAAGCTTATACAGATCGTATTGTTGCAGCAATAGATCCATTTAATAACTTAGCTTTATGGTTATATCCTTCTGTTGCTAATGCAAATAACACTACTGGTATTTGTGATAAATTATTAATTTATAATTATGTTACAGAAAAATGGTCATCAGCTACTGCAAATGCTTCAACAATATTTACACAATTTGTTGGTGCATATACTGTAGAATTAATGGATATTATATCTACTAATTTAGATAATATTAATATTGCATTAGATACAGACTTTTGGAATGGTGGACAATTATATTTAGGTGCAATTGATAATAATTATAAAGCTGCTATTTTTGCTGGTAATCAATTAGAAGCAGAAATGGAAACATCTGAAATAGAACCTATTCCAGGACAAAGAACTAAAATTACTGGAGTTAGACCTATAGTAGATTGTGCTTCGACAGTAGCTCTTAAAACTAGAGATGCTTTAGTAGATACTGCAACCACTTCTAGTTATGTTGCAGCAAATACTACTGGTATAGCACCATTGAGACAATCTGGTAGATATGTTAGAGCTAATGTTAAAATAGCTTCTGGAACTAACTGGAATGATGCTCAAGGTATTGATGTAACAGCAGCACCAGCAGGAATTAGATAATGGCAGACATAACAGAATTAGATATTGATAACGTAAGATATTCTTTTGATACTCAAGAATATTTTCAAAGACAAGTAGAAGTAGCATTAAACGAATATATAAATAAATTTAATACCGAAAACGATAAAGTTTTCACATGGTTTATGGGAGATTAATATGGCAGGAATAAAAGATTATAGCACAACAGCAGCAAATAACACTACAATAGGAAGTATTAATACAGCAGAAGGTATGTTGCCTTCTAATATTAATAATTGTTTTAGAGGTTTAGGTGCTGAAATTAGAGAATGGTATAATGATTCTCAATGGGTTATTTATGGTGATGGAGATAATGGTTTTACTATTACTTACGCATCAGCAACTTCATTTACAATATCTGGTGTAGATGTAACAAGTTTTTATCATGTTGGTCGTAGAGTAAAAGCCGTAGGTTCTGCAACAGGAACTATTTATGGAACAATTGCTACAACAACATTTTCTACAAATACTACAGTAACAGTTACTTGGGATAGCGGTTCATTATCAAATGAAACAATTACAATTTATGTTGCTGCATTATCTAAAACAAACGATTCAATTCCTGAATTAGTTATTACTAATGCTAAAGTTGCAACTAATGCTGCAATTGCTGCTACAAAAATTCATGATGGTTCAGTATCAAATACTGAGTTTGGATATTTAGATGGAGTTACATCTGCAATTCAAACCCAAATAGATTCTAAACAAGCAACAATTACAGGTGGAGCTAGTACAATTGTATCTTCTAACTTAACAGCAGATAGAGCTTTAGTATCTAATGGTTCTGGTAAAGTTGCAGTATCTTCTGTAACAGCTACTGAACTTGGTTATGTATCTGGTGTAACAAGTGCAATCCAAACACAGATTGGAACTAAACTTACAGCTTCAAATAATTTATCTGATGTATCTTCTGCATCTACTGCTAGAACTAATTTAGGTTTAGCTATTGGTACAAACGTACAAGCATACGATGCTGAACTTCAAGCAATAGCTGGTTTAACATCTGCTGCTGATAAAGGTATTCAATTTACAGGTTCTGGAACTGCAGCTACATTTGATTTAACAACTGCTGGTAAAGCATTATTAGATGATGCTGATGCTTCTGCACAAAGAACTACATTAGGATTAGGTACTGCTGCTACATTAAACGTAGGTACATCAGCAAATAATATAGTACAATTAAATGGATCTGCACAATTACCTGCAGTAGATGGTAGTCAATTAACAGGTTTAACATTTGCTAGTAATGGTTTTGCGATAGC